GGCTATATTAAATCAAAACTAACTGAAATTTTAACAAATGGAACTGGTAATGATTACGGGTTTCAAGGTAATAAAGCAACTGAATGGGGCACTTATTGGGAGCCTGTGGCATGTGATAAATTTAGTACTTTAACAGGTATTGAAACCAGGGAAATAGGTTTATTCAATATTTATGATAGATTAGTTTCAAGCCCTGATAGAGTTATTGAAAATGGAATAATTGAAGTAAAATGCCCTTATGAACCTGATAATCATACTGATAATTTATTTATAAAAAATGCTGAAATTTTAAAGCAATTCCATAAAAATTATTATATCCAAATTCAGGTAAATATCACAGGTTTTGAGATTGAATACCAACGCAAAGCAACTGAAAACTATTTTGTATCATTCGATCCACGTGTTCAAAATGATAAATTACAGCTCAAAATAATACAAGTAGAAAGAGATGAATTAATGATTCAGGAAATTAATGACCGATATTACAGAGCTAATGAAATTTTGAATAATTATATCAATGAACTTACATTTAATCTATAACATGACAAAAGTCATAGTTTATAACGAACTTAATATTTAATTTTGAATAAATAAAAAACAAATTATGGAAAATTTAAAAGATAAATTATTGAGAATAAAAGAGCTTTCAAATGATTTGTATCAAGCCGAAAGAGCCTTAAGAGAATTACCAGAATCATTCAAAGTAATACTTTACTATAATGGCTCAATGACCTTAAAAAATGATAATCCTGCATATATAGCAGCTTATGCCATTATCGAAAAAAACATCAAATCAGATATTCAACAAATAACTGAAAAAATTAACGAATTAGTAAAATAAACTTAAAAAAACGAATTATGAACAAATTAGCAAAAATTGAAAGTAATGAACTTGAAAAGGTTGTAACAAATTCCGGCCTTGCAATTCAAGAGGGTGAAGAAATTAAACAATCTTACATACCTTTTATTGTGGCATTGGCAGAAATTCAAGAACAAAGCACAAAGATTAACTTTGAAAATCCTGTTGATATTGATGAGAAAATAGCAAGGGATTTAAGATTGAAAACTGTAAAAATTCGCACCTCTGCCAGCGATTTGAAAGACGAACGTAAAAGAATATTCCTGTTAAAAGGCAATTTAGAACAGGCCGCTTTTAATCTCATTTCGGCAAGTTGTAAGCTTACTGAAGAAACATTAAACAATGTAGAGAAATCCCGCGAAATTGCAGAAAAAAAGTTCAAAGAAAACAGGAAATTAGAACGCATAGAAGTATTAACAAAACTTGAATATGATTTTACATTTGTGGACATCCTAAACATGCCTGATGAACAATTCAACAAACTTGTTTTGCAGTTGGAAAATGAAAGAGATTTAAAAATTCAACAGGAAAAGGAAGCCGAATTAAAGAGAATTGAAGAAATCAGATTAAACAATATGGCAACTGAGCGACATTTCAGAGCTATTGAATTTAAGCAGTTTTGGAATCAAGATTATACATATAATGATTTTAAAATCATGCCACAATTGCATTTTGATTCATTAATTTGTTCTTTAATCCAAATGAAAGAAAAGCATGAAGAAAAACAAGAACAAATCAGAATTGAAAATGAAAATCTCCGCAAAGCAAACGAAGCAAAAGAGGCTGAATTAAAAAAAGAGCGTGAAAAGGCTGCAAAAGAAAAGGCAGCTGCTGATGAGAATCTGCGCAAAGCAAATGAAGAAAAAAAGAAACTCCAGGATGAAATTGAGCGTGAAAAACAAGCTGATTTAAAAGCTCAAAGAGATGCTGAATTGAAAGCCGAAGATGAACGCAAAGCGAAAGAATTGGAAGCTCAAAAGGCCGCAAAAGCTCCAGATAAAGAGAAATTGATTTCATGGATTGATTCATTAAAATTTGCTGAAATACAAAAAAATAAAAACAATGAAATTTTAGTGAATGAGCTTTATCAAAAATTTACAGGCTTTAAAAATTGGGCAAAACAACAAATTGAAACACTGTAAACAATCATTGAAGGAGTTGATTTATATCAACTCTTTTATCTTAAATTTAATTTAATTTTGAGCAATGAAACAAACAACGACATACGAAAAAATAAGAGATTCAGGAATCTGTTATATGATTATTTCCCGGCAATATAAAATGCTTACCAATTTCGGCAAAGACTATTCAATTGTAATTTTTGCACCGGACAAAAAGCTATTCAGGATTAAAGAAATGACAAAAGCTAAAAACATATTTCTGCAGTCGCTTGAAAAAAAAGATTTGCTTGAATGTATTATGAATGAAGACGAAATAAGCCAATTCAAAGCAGATTCAAGTCTTTACAAAAAAGTTCAACATACTGATGAAGGCCGAATTTATGAGCAGAAACACCGCTCTTTTAAGTCCTACTATGATTCACTATTGCAACCTTTTGAGTCAGATTTAGAAAACTTTAACCTTTAAAAAACTTATTATGAAAACATTAATTGAATTGGAAGTATTAGAATATGTTTTAAGCGAATCGATAAGATTCACATCAAAATTAAGATTATTGATTGAGGAAAAGAAAAACGATACGAAATCATATTCGAAGCATAGAAGCAGCGTAAAAAGAGCAGCTTTAGACCTGAAAAAAGAACTAAGCAAAATTACAACATCAACCGGAACTTATGGAAATTATTATTATAATTCTTAAAACAGAACCATGGTACAAATATTAATTTTAGTAGGAATTGCAATTTTAATCATTGCAATATTCATTGTGATAATGGAGATTAATCGACATTTAAAAAAAATAGACCGTATTAACGCTGGTGAAGTTTACCGGAAAAGTATTGCTGATGAAAATAAATTCAATAAGCGATGATACTAAGAGCAGAAAACGCTGATTGCATGGATATAATGAAGGAATATCCTGATAAGTATTTTGATTTAGCGGTTATTGATGGAAATTATGGCATTGGTGAAGATGGTAAAAAAAATCATTCCAGATCCAAATTAGCGAAATCAAAAAAATATACATGTAAAAATTGGGATAAAGAAAGTATATCAATTGAAATTATAAATGAGATAATTAGAGTTTCAAAAAATCAAATATTTTGGGGTGCAAATCACTTTATATCAAAATTGCCTTATGATTCATCATGTTGGATAGTTTGGGATAAATTAAACGGGCCGAATGATTTTGCTGATTGTGAACTTGCTTGGACATCATTTAATACTTCAGTAAGAAAATTTACTTATAGATGGTCTGGTATGTTCCAAGGCGAATTGGTAAATGGTAAAGATGATCATAAAAAACAAATTCGTATTCATCCAACAGAAAAACCAATTCAGCTGTATGAGTGGATATATAAAAACTATGCAAAACCAGAATTTAAGGTAATAGACACCCACGGCGGATCATTCTCGAATTTAATAGCTGCTGATAATTTCGGCTTATCTGAATTTGTTATATGTGAAATTGATAAAGAATACTTTGATGCCGGAATGAACAGATATAACCAATTCAAACGACAATTAAAACTTTTCTAATGAAAACCCAAATAACAGGCTTATCCATTGCACTAATTTTTATACTTTTTTACGATAATTTAAAAGTATTGTTTTATCTCAGTATGAATTTAATATTAATTTGGCTTATTTATGACTTTTTTGTTAGCTACAAGCAATTTAAATCTATTAAGTGGCCTTACATTACCAATTTAATAAAGAAACGATTAAAAACGATAAATAAACAACAAAGGTTATTGGATAACATGCCCGAATCAACTGAGAATAAATTTATCTTAGCTGATTTGGATAAAGAAGAAACGGAACTTTACAAACTATTAAATGAATTGAAATGAAAAAACTATTCAAAAGAAACTATGATGCTGTAGTTAATCGTGGATTAATAACAGAAAATACAACTGATGTTGATTTTTTAGAAAAACTTAAAGAAGAAACAATAGAAACAAGTAACGAAGTATATTCTAAAAGAATGTTTAATGATAATAATCCTGATTTATTGCATCAAGAAATTGCTGATTGTTTAACTGTTTGTGCAAATTGGCTTATTTTCAATAAAGTAGATTTAACTGAAATTTTAACGCAAATTGCCGAAAAAAACGAAAAAAGAAGTATAAAAACTTAAATAAAAATACAAATTTAAAGCCGTTGCATTTATATTTTAATTTTTTGAAAGCTTAACCCCTTGCTGATTTCGGCTTTATCGTGTGGCAAGGGTATTTTTAACAACTAATTTTATTATTATGGGTTATTGCGCAATTATTTTAGCTTCGTTCGTGTTGGCTGCAAAAATTAAACGCGAAATTCACAAAAGACAAAAGAGGTTAAACAATTCTAAAGACTAGGTTATGAAAAAAAAGAGACGTGAACACATGAAAGAAATCCACATTTTTAGATTTCAATTTCCTTACAAAAGTTATTAATCAAAAGGCTGCGAAAGTGGCCTTTAAAACCTGAAATAATGAAAATAACACTAACAAAAGCTGAATTGAACCATATACTCAATTTAATTTCTGCAAATGAGATTGATGAAATTTATACAGGTAAAAAAGAAAATTGGGAAAATAGAAATCAATCTATTTCCATGAAGGTAAAAAAATCTATTAAAAACTTAAAACCAATTCCATTAACTGAAGAATGGTTAATTAAAATCGGTTTTGCTAAAATAAATCATATAAACGGTTATTCCTTTTATTCATTGAGTAAATCTAAAATAAATAAATGTCATATTGATATTTATGATTCAAAAACTCAATACATGGGGTACTCTGTAAAGCATTGCAAGTATTTACATGAATTGCAAAACCTTTACTTTGTTTTAACAGGATTAGAACTTATTATTAACAACTAAAACTAAACAATATGAAATTTTTCGAATTCCTCTTAATCTTATTCGTTATCTCCTTTTTTATCGGATTGATAATATTTTACTTTGACATTACTATGTATAGGATTGATTTCTATTTTCCTATATATGAATCTATTTTGGCAATTATTTGCTTTATTTTCCTGTTCAAAAACCGTAAAAAGATAATCGAATGAAAACAAAACTACAAAATACTTATCAATGCGATTTCTGCAATAAGATTTATGTCAGAAAACATCATGCAGAAATACACGAATCAATGTGTGATAAAAACCCTGCAATTTGGCGGCCATGTTTTGGTTGTAAAAATTTGGTAAAAAAAGAAGTTGAAATTTGGACTGGAATTGATGATTATTTTAGTAGTGAACCGATTTATAAAAAAGTTGATTTTCTTTACTGTAAAGCTAAAAATCAATTTCTTTACACTCCAAAGAATGAAATAAAAGGGAATTTTCATCATATTGATTCCGAAGGTGGTAATTTTGAAAATAATCCAATGCCGAAAGAATGTGATATATATAATGAACAATCAATGTTTACGAATATAGATATTTTCTAAAACACTAGCTCGTATATAGAACTCAATATTAATCAACATTCTGTCAATATTTACGAATAATACTTAAAATTATGAAAGCAAAAGTAAAAATTAAACATTATTCTGAATTAACAATTGATTTAGAAGAATATGGACACGAATCAAATGTAAGATTTGAAGATTTGACTGAAAACGAACAGCATGAAATAACTGATATATTATTAGATGAAATTGTGCCAGAAATAATAGTAAAAACCCTTTCACATTAGCCAAATTATAAGTATATTTGCACTTTAAACATCGCCAAATGAAAAAAATTAGCAGTTCTTTAGTTTTAATTATACCCTACATTAAGGATAAAAGCCCGTGTACATTTGGCGATGTAATACACGGGCTTCCTTTTTGTGGGGCTTTATATTTTTAGCTATGTACGATAGGAAGGTATTTAAATTTTATAAGTCCTATTATGATGTTTTTAAAGAACTTGACAATAAAAACAAATTGGATTTTATAAACGCTTTATTTGAACGTCAGTTTTTTGGTAAAGAGCCAATTAATTTAACTGGAATGGCTAAATTTGCATACATAAGCCAAAAATTTAATATTGATAGTCAAGTTAATGGTTTTCAGGATAAAACAGGTATTAATTTAACTGAATTACCCCCTATCATACCCCCTATCACACCCCCTACAGCACAAATAGAAATAGAATTAAAAGAGAAAGAAGAAATAGAAAAGAAAGAGAAAATACAAATTATTGATTCAATCTATAAACTTTATCCCTCAAATTGTCCTAAGAGAAAATCAAGTACAGGGAAATCAGTCAAGGATAAAATAAAAATTGAATCAATTCTAAAGACTAAAACAGCTTTTGAACTTGAAAATATTATAAAAAATTATATAACTGATTGCGAAAAGTCAGGTACTTATTTAAAAAACTTTGCCACATTTTTAAACCAATTGCCAGAAATAGAAATTATCCCAGAGGTTATTCCAGAAAAACAAATTACATACAGACGTGAAGGATGCTTAGATATCAAAGTACCAATATCGAAATGGCAAGCAACAAAAAAAATGTACGGAATTCAAATAATTTGGTCTGATGAACTTGAAATTTTAGGAAAGGAAATTCAAGTATGACAGAATTAAACGGCTTTAAAATTGATAAATTCAATCAATATAATTTAACAGAGGGTGTTAAATATTCAGTTTGTCCACTTTGCTCCGCTGATAGAAAAAAGAAAACTGAAAAATGTATGACCATGCATTGGGACACTGGTTTAGGGGTTTGTCATCATTGCGGAGAAAGTATACAATTGCACACATATAAAAAAAAGACCGTAGAGAAAGTCTATATTAAACCGGAATGGAATAACAATACAAACTTATCAGATAAAGTAGTAAAGTGGTTTGAGGGGCGCAAAATTAGCCAAAACACACTAAAATTAATGAAAATATCAGAATCAAAAGAATGGATGCCACAATTTAAAGATAAAATTTCAGTTGATACTATCCATTTTAACTACTTTTTGAATGATGAATTGATAAATATTAAATATCGTGGCCCGGCAAAAAGCTTTAAAATGTTTAAGGATGCTGAAAAGATTTTTTATAATCTTGATTTAATTAGAACAGCAAAAGAATGTGTAATAGTTGAGGGTGAAATAGATTGTTTAAGTTTTATAGAAGCTGGCATTTATAACTGTATTTCAACTCCAAACGGTTCTACACTTCACAATGTAAATTTAGATTATCTTGATTCTAGCTATGAATTTTTTGAAAACAAAGAAAAAATTTATCTTGGTTTAGATAATGACGAACCAGGGCAAAATGTACAAAAAGAATTAATTCGAAGGTTTGGAGCTGAAAAATGCTATTTGCTTGATTTGGATGGGTGCAAAGATGCAAATGAGTTTATTTGTAAATTTGGATTGGAACGGTTAAGGCAAGTTGTAGAAAAGGCTAAACCTGTTCCACTTGAAAACGTCTTAACTTTCAAAGATGTTAAAAATGATTTGCACGAATATTATAAAAACGGTGCAAAATCAGGATATAAAATTGGGCTGCAATCATTTGATAAAGAATTTTCAACTTATTTAAAGCAATTCATTGTTATTACTGGAATTCCTACACATGGTAAATCTGATTTTGTGGATCAAATGATAGTCGGGTATAATGTAAATTATGACTGGAAAGGTGCAATTTGCAGCGTGGAAAATGACCCCAAATATTTGCATGTTGATAAACTATGTAGAAAAATAGCAGGGTTTAGGCCACATAATTACATTGAATTACAAACTGATAAATGGAAATTAGCAGAAGATAGGATTAATGATTATTTCTATTTCATTGACTTTGAAGATGGTTATGATTTGACAAAGGTACTTTCAAAAGTTGCTGAATTGGTAAAACGTAAAGGAATAAAGTATTTTGTGTTAGACCCTTACAATAAAATTAAACTAAAAGAAGCCAATAACAGAGATATAAATACTTATACATCAGATTATCTATTAACTATCGATACATTTTGTAGAAAATATGATATACTGGGATTAATAGTCGCACATCCTATTAAGATGCCAAAAAATAATGGTATAACACAAGAACCTGATTTCTATGATATTAAAGGAGGTGGAGAATGGTTTGATATGTCGCCACATGGTTTAATGGTTTACCGGGATTTCAATAAAGATTTAGTTAAAATAAAAGTTCTTAAATGTAAGTTCCAAAACTTAGGCCGAAATGGTGCTGAAATTTGGTATAAATGGAATACAGTTAATGGGAGATATACAGAAATAAACGGTAATCCTGATGAAAATATTGAAAATGTTACTTGTGATTTCGAGTATTCTCATTTGCTTATAAAAGAAGAAAATCAAGCGCAAATCAGTTTTAATAATTCCGACATACAGCCAAATGAAAATTTTTATGCAGAAATTAACGAATTGCCATTTTAATATGAAAAAATATATACCTTTCTCAAATGCAACTGAAGCTGAACAATGGATGAATAATAATTGTGAAATTTGCACCACTTCGAAAAATTGCAGCGCAAAAAGAAATATTGAATTAGGGTTTATAATTGGGGAAATTACTATTGCAGCGGCTAATTTTATCGGAATATCAAGAAAGTTTATAAATTCAAACTATATCACTTTGAATATAGAATGCCAGAATAAAGATAAAAGAATTGTTAAAAAGTGCAAAAAAATAGAAAATACTTTAAAATTATTCTGAAATGAAAAATTACAAACCAGAATACCAATCTTTTGAATGGAAATTAAAAGCATATCAGATAAAAAAACGCGATAATTTTACATGCCAGATTTGCGGCAAAAAAAGAGATTTGCACGTTCACCATATTATTTATTTGATTAATCTGAAGCTTTGGCAATACCCGGCAAATTATCTGATTACTTTATGCGATAATTGCCACATTTCAGAACATGCAGCATTGGAAGTGATAGGTAGTAAGTATAATGAATTATTGATTTCTGGAATGCTTGCAATTGATATTTATAAGAAATTGAAATCAAAAGAACCTTTATTTTAAAATAAAATTATGAAAAACAATTGTAAAGATTGCGGAAAACATAGAGATGAATTACAGGAATCTCCGTGGACTACATTAGTAGGGAATGAATGGTTAATTATTTGTAAACCATGCAAAAAGAAAGAAATTGATAAAGCAATAGCTGATTTTGAATATATGGAAATTGAAACGGATTTTACTGATGAAATCATTTGCCCGTATTGTGGAACGAAACATGAACCTAATGGAGAAAGCGCTGTATTTTATTCTGATGGTGATTATGATTTTAAATGTGAATACTGCTCAAATGAATTTAAAGTTAATACCCATGTTTCAATATCGTATTCATCAACTAAAGTTTAAAAACATGACAAATATCATTGTTTATTGTTTTTGGATTTGTTAATTTTGCTTATAACGCTGGAAATAAGAAATATATGGGATTTAAAAGCAGTAACCTATCCCATACATTGAAGTAAATTAAAGGTACAACTGCACAATTTGGCACTAACACCCATATATTTTTTATTGTGTGTTGTGTGCAGTTAATTTTAATTAAAATGGCACGAGATAACGCACCAGTTCCGCATACTTGCCCAATGATTGACGAAATAATATCAGCGATTGATTCAGTTGATTGGGAAGAAACATATTGGACTAAAAAAGATTTGATTGAAACAATGGAGAAAATTCGTAAAGCAAATGATTCTTTAAGAAGTTGGGGGAATGACTTGCATGACGATTTAGAAAAATTAGAAAAACAATCACAGTCAGATTATATCGACTTAGAAAATAAAAACGAAGATTTAACAGCCGAGAACGAAAGCCTAAAATCAGAAGTCTCAAAACTCGAAGATGAACTTTCGGCAGTGTCTGTTTAATTGCACACAACGAAAAATAATATGCGTATGTTGCGGACTTTCAACGTACTATCGTATCAAAATAGCACAAATGAAACTTACTTGCAAAATGTTTCAATTACAGACAAAAGCCCGCAATTATCATTCCGTTTAATATAACGTATAACGGCTGACTTATAGCCGCATTAAAAGCAAAAACAAATTTTGAAATAAAGCGAACGCCGTCCGCTTTTATTGACGGCTATAAAATGTTATCTATTGTTTAATTTAAATATTATTAAAATGAAAGCAAAATTAGAATTAAGTAGTATTATGAGTTTTGGCAAAAAAGAAATTCATATTTTTGAAAATTACGATGAAAAGTATTTTCCGCCACGTCCAACAGGTGAATTAACATCGCAACAAATGTTTGAATATTGGTCTAAATTATTAAAAGAAAAAGGTGTTAATTATCCACCGTCTCATTTTGATATGAATGTTAATTTGGGAATTATATTTGAAATTACTAAGGTTTAATTAACCATAACGTATAAGTTGTAAACGCATTAAAAAAGCGTTGAAAGCTTTAGTTTCGTTATGAATTATCACTTTTTTATTGTCGTTTTACAACATGTTATGCCTTTTTTATCTTAGTATTAAATTAATTATTAAAACATTATGACAAACAAAGCAAAAGCATTAGAATTAATAAAAAAATATACATCAATCCAAAAAAGTGGCAATGGTGATTGGATTAATTCGGTAATATTGGCACAATATGCTAAAAAAGCAGTAGAATTAGCAGCAGAACCAGACTGGCATGATGTAAAAGAAAATTTACCTGAAAAAAATAAAATAGTATTATGTCAATTACAGCAAGGTTCTATGTCTGGATGGACTAATTGTGGTCAAAGGATAGGATATGTTAAAGAATCTGGAATGTGGAGTTGTAATGGTGATTTAATTAGGGTTTCACATTGGATGCATTTACCTAATGATCCAAATAAGGCATAACGAATATGTGTAACCGCCTGTAAAAAAGCGGTTCAGAACTTAAAATTTAAATTAAACTTTCGGCTTTTTTATGGTCGGTTAAACAGTGTTATAAACATTTATTATATTGAAAAAATGAGAATATTAAATAAGCTAAAAAATTTAATATTTTGCCCGGAATGCAAAACTAAACTTGATAAAAAAGGCAAATATTATGTACTTGTTAATGGAACATTCGGCAAATATTATGAACATTGGTTTAGAAAGGAATGACCTAATACAGACTGCGATTATGAAAGTGATTTATATTATGAGAAAGAAAGTTTTTTAAAAAAATTAGATATATGACTGCAAAGGAACTAAGAAAAAAAATCAATAAAACTAAACATACCGAAATGGAGGTCATGGTTAATTTTAGTTATAAAGGAAATTGTTTAGTTATGCCTTTAGATTCAACTTCAATTCAACGCGATGATTCTTTTATGTTTTTAAATATCGGTAATATTGATCAACTTATCCCGGATTATAAATCAAAATATGAAAAATGTATTGAAATAATTAAAAGATTTGATGCCGGAATTATTGGCATGCACGATCTTTAATTGTTTATAACGAGTAAGCTATAACCGCATTAAAAAAGCTCACTGTTCTTTAGTTTTGCTCGAATGATTATCTTTTTTATTGTCGGTTATAGCATGTTATAGCCAGTTATTTAGAATTAATATAAATAGCAAATATATTGAAAATAATTGCTTTTTTGTTTGGCAAATGCAAAAATACGTTGTATCTTTACATCATAATTAAAAGATACAAAAATGAAAGCACAAATTTTCAAATACGCTCACAAAATAGCAAAAGAATGGAACTCATATAAAATGAGAGTAAAATTCCAAAATTTTAATTTAAAATATAGTGATTTATTTGCTGAAGCTTTAAAATTAGCTTACAAAAAATTAACCGAAAAAGCAGTAAAAAATACTATTAAATTGTTTGCTTCTTTGGTTAGCGAAACTGAAAAGGCTTATTTATTAACTATTACTATGGCAAATAGGGCTTTAAAAAATGTTTGGATACCAAAATCACTTATAAATATTGATACTTTTGAAATCGAATCTTGGTTTCTAATAAAAAATAATTTACACGTTCAACGATTTTAATACTTAAAATTATGAAAACTATTAATGAAAGCAAATTAAATGACTTTATAAATTATCTAAATGATAATTTAAATTTAAACCTAAACAATGGTGCAGTTTTAGAAATTAAAATAGGGTGGGTAAAGCGTTATTCCGATTTAATAGAAACTGAATTATTAGAAAATATGTATAAGCCTTATATTGGAGTATATAAAGATTGTTTAAATTATTAATATGAACCGGCAAACTATAATAATACTAATTGCTCCGGGCAAAGATCCAGAAGCCTGGGGTAATCTTAAAAAGCTTTGCGAAGCTAAAGGATGGAAATATAATACTATATCAAAACTGAAATTGCCTTTTGAATTTGGTGGCTGCATGATTTACCGTGTGCCGTTTCATTAATTGGCTATAACGAAAAATAATATGCGTATGTTTTTGGCTCACAAAAGTTTAATTAATATGCGAATGTTTAAAATTAAGCAAAACCAGTTCGTTTTTTGCACACCAAAAATTATCGCATATTATATGTTATGGTTACTTTTTTTAATTTATCAAATAGTTATTAATCAATTAAATATTATAAAAATGAAAGCAAAATTAGAATTAAGTAGTATTATGAGTTTTGGCAAAAAAGAAATTCATATTTTTGAAAATTATGACGAAAAATATTTTCCGCCACGTCCAAAAGGCGAACTCACATCGCAACAAATGTTTGAATATTGGTCTAAATTATTAAAAGAAAAAGGTGTTAATTATCCACCGTCTCATTTTGATATGAATGTTAATTTTGGTATTGTGTTTGAGATTACTAAGGTTTAATTAACCATAACGATATGATAGCCGTATTGTTATTTTAAATAGCCGCTAATTTACTGATATTACAGAGATTTTATTTTTTAGCGACTATTTAAAAATATCCAATTACAAATGGATATTTTGTTAATTTATTAATTTGTTGTAAATTTGTAGTATGAAAAACCAGAAATTAAAAGAAGTAGAAGAAAAGGTTAAAAATATTTTGATAGAGCAGAATTCTAACTTAGATAAAGAATCAGCTCACGATCATGCTGATAACGCTTTATGTTTGCTTCTAAAAGAATTAGGGTATACTGAAATTGTTGAATTGTTTGAAAAACTTGAAAAATATTATTGATTGAATGGAAAACGTAAAATACACATGGCCATTAATTTTAGGGCTTGTTTTAGTCGGGTGTTTATTCGCCTGTTTTATATTTGTGGTTTAAAAATATTAGGTTTATGAATATATCCATTCCCAGAAGTGATTTGCAGACGTGCATCTAACACCAAAAAAAAAATGTATATGACTTTTCCTGATAATGTTTTCAAAGTAAAACACAGGTATTTTAATAATTAGTAACTATGAAATTAAAATCTAAAATTTCTGGAAATATATTAGAGCTAAATATTTTAACTCAAAGATACGAATATAGATTCATGGGTAAACTAATTGAATGGGCATCTTGGAGGTTGGTTAATTTTGAAAAAGATAGTGTTTTAAGATATTATTCAATTATTGAATAATTTAACATTATTTAACACTTATTTTAGTAAATGTAAATAATACTTTACTAAAATATCCAAAATTAGTTTATATCTTTATGTTACCAAAAGCAAAGAAGCTGAGGTTTAAAAATTTGCAAGATGGAAACTAAAGAAACAAGAAAAGTAGCAAGCGAAGGTAATTTCTTTTCAAGAGTAGAAGAAAATGTAAAAAATGGGTGGGTATATCCAAAAAATGTAATTGTTAAAACAACTCACAATGGTGGAATTTCTGGGAATATAGATTGCTGGTATAAATTCGACGGTGAATCATTTTCTTCTGGATGCGAAGTAATTCCTGATTGGGCTGGTAAAAATGGTAAATATACTGATTCGATAAAAGTAGTTAATTCTTATCCATTAGAAAAAAGATTTTCAATACAATCATTCATAAAAATGAGAAAATAATTCGTAAAGTTTCGCAAATTCTTTGCGAATAACCGCCCCAGCTCTGAAATAAGGCCGGGGTTTTTAGGTGAAAATAATAACTAAAAATTTGCAAAAAATGATTAATCTAAGTAAAGTTGCTCAAATTCTTAACGTAGAATTAAAACAAGTTGAAGAGTATACTAAGGTTTGGGGTGAAATGTATGATTTTAGCCTTACTAGCGAACTTGAATACTCAGAAATGATAAAAGATATAGTTTCATTTTATTAATTGTTTAAATGGATGATTTCACAATAGATTTAGATTTCGGGTTTGGCGATAAAAAGACTAAAAACGAATTTATTAAAATTAAGCACCAAATAAAAGATAAACAAGTCTTTTATAAAAAAGCTTATGATTTAGTTGATTCAATCCAGATAAACAAAAATGAAACTGTTTACGTAATGCTAACAGGTGATTTTATATTTGGTGACTTCATTGGCGCATTCATTCAGAATAATTCATTAGACGTAAAAGAATTGACTATTATCAGTTTGTCAGGCGGCAAAGAAATATATGAGATGTTAGAGGAATTAATGATTAAAGGTTGGGTTAAAAAAATAAACTTGGTTCTTAGTGGTTATTATTTACGGACTGAAAAAACAAAACATTCAGCAACTATTCAACAGTTAGAGGATGTAAGTAAAAGAAATAAAGAGTTTAATATCTTTTATACTAATACACATCAAAAAATAACTTTGATTGAAACCGTTAAAGGTGGCAAAGTTACAATGCACGGGAGCGCGAATTTAAAAAGCTCACAATCATTAGAGCAATTAATGATTCAGGAAAATGCAGAATTATACGATTTTAATTATAAATATTTTGAAACTTTAAAAAATAAATAACATGGCAAAGTCAGGCGGAGGGGGTAAAGGAAAACCAGGAGGTAAAAAACCAATTACTTCACAAAGAACACGTGTAAGAGGGTTTGAAGCTAGAGTCGCACCCTTTTAAAATTCCAAAAATCCCAATATAAAAAGATGAAAACTTTTGAAACATCAGAATTATTAAAAGCTATCAAAGGGAGTGCAGGCATTATGTCTACAATTGCAAAAAAATTAAATTGCGACTGGCATACGGCTAAAAAAAGAATTGATGAAAACGACGATGCTTTAAAAGCCTATAATAATGAAAATGAGAATGTTTTGGATTTAGCTGAATCAAAACTAATTGAAAATATTAATGATAATGATAACACGGCTATTATTTTCTATTTGAAAACAAAAGGGCGTAATCGTGGTTATGTGGAACGTCAAGAAATAGCCCATTCAGGAGAAATAAAAACAGAAAATATAATCCACGGTGTTTTATTTGAGGTCATAAATCCACAAGATGAACAGGCTAAAAGTTAAGATTTCACCAATACAATTAAAAGCTATCCAATCATTAACAAAACCAAACTATGAAAATAAAATAAATGAAGTTTTGTTTGGAGGAGCTAAAAATGGTGGAAAGTCTTTTTTAGGAGCTATTTTTGAAAATGCTTTTCTTTGCGATGACAGGTTTTCCGACTTGTCTTTTTTTATTGCACGTCACACTAGAAAAGATTTAATTGATTATACCATCCCGACTATTCAGAAGTTCTTTAAGGAAAATGGATATAACTGGTCTGATTTCTGTAAATATAATGGAACTTATAATGTTTTCACATATCGCAACGGGTCCAGGCTTCATTTAATCGACACAGCTTACCAACCTTCAGATCCTATGTATGAGCGTTTCGGGTCAATGGAAATGACAGGCGGATGGATAGAAGAAGGTGGAGAGCATGATGAATTGGCCTATGAAAACCTGAAATTATCAATTGGACGCCAAAACAATGATAAGTATCAAATTCCAAAAGCTTTATTAATTACTTGCAATCCAAAAAAAGGATGGATGAAACGTAATTTTTATGATAAAGACAAATCAGGGTCATTACCTGAAAATATGACTTTTATAAAATCACTTGTAACTGATAATGTATTCCGTGCCGAGGGTTCAGAGAACATACTTGATAATATTAAAAATAAAAGAGATTTGCAGCGGTTAAGATGGGGCGAGTGGGAATATGATGATGATGACAACACATTAGTACAATTTGAAAAAATAAACGACCTTTGGACAAATTCATTTATACAAAAAACAGGGTATAAAATACTTAGTTGTGATATAGCTTTGTTGAATGACAAATCTGTTTTGGTAGTTTGGGACGGAATGGTAATTATAGAAATATTTACTTTCCAGAAAATAACATCTGAATTTTTAAAAGAACAAATCAAAAATACAGCTGAAAAACATAAAATACCAATGTCAAATATTATCTATGATGGAGATGGTATAGGCTCTTTTTTAGGTGGATATTTGCCCGGCGCTATAAAATTAAATAATAATGCCAATTCTGGAAGTCCTGAATATCCAAATATTACTACAAGGCTTGAATATATGCTAGCAGAATCAATAAATAAAGGTGAAATATTGATTGATTGCGTATTGAAACAAGAAATTAAAGAAGCTATCATAGAAGAATTACAGTGCATTAAATCAAAGGAATCAGATAGAAAGTATGGAGTTATTTCAAAAGATGAAAAAAAGAAAATTATTGGAAGGTCGCCCGACTTGCTAGATGCAATAAAATATAGACTTTATTTTAAACTTTCTAGGAATTGCTAAAAATATTAGCAATGCTAAAATAATTTGCATTTTAAAAAATAGTTGTATATTTGTAAAAAAATATACAAAAAATGCCTTTAAAATCATTTTTTAATTTTAGAAAAAAGAAACCAGATTCAACTAATGAAGTTGAAAAATCATTCACATATCAAAGAATACAGACAGAACAACAGCTTTATGATGAAGCTTTTGTAACTGATTCCGCTGTAAACAACCATAATTTAACCCTACTTTGGTTATTCAATAACATTCCAGAAGTCAATGCAGTAATCACATACGCAGCAACGAAATGTTCAAATACTGAATTAGAACACGTAAAAATATTACCAGACGACAAAGAAAAACCAGTTTTAAACAGTGAATATTTAAAACTTATAAACAATCCAAATGATTTAATGCAAGGTCAAACATTTTTACTCAATGCTTATTCTGCTTTTTTCGTTTTCGGAAATGTTTATTTGAACTTTTTAAAACCGGTTGGATTTAAAAAATACACAAAGCTTTACAATTTGCCGTCTTATAATTTATTCCCTTTGCCAAGTCAAAGAATGAATGATTATGGCGATCCGATGTTAGGAGTTGACCCTCGATTCAATCCAATTGTAAATTTCAGTTGGTGGATAGATGGATATACTAAAATACTGGAATTAGATGAGGTTTTACATATCAAAGATTCAAATCTTAATCATGAAGGCAAGGAATGGTATTTAGGCCAAAGTAGATTGTTTTCAGCTATTGAATCATGCAATACTCTTAGGTTTCTTTATGAAACTGTCAATACTATTTTATCCAAGCGTGGTGCAATGGGTTTCATTAAGCGGAATAAAAAGCCTAATGAAATTGAAACCATTTTAACACCTGAGCAGGATAAAGAATTAAGAAAAATAGTGCAAAAAAATTATGGGGTTACTGGAAATAGAACACCAATCGCTTACACATCAGCTGATATAAATTATGTAAAAATAGATGCTCCAATTTCTGATTTTATACCAATCGAATTACGCGCTGATATGGTCAAAACTTTATGCCGAAATATAGGCAATATTCCAGATTCAATATTTAATTCTGATAGCTCCGCAACTTATAACAATGTTTCAACAAATATGAAATTGGTTTATTCTAATTTAGTTAAGCCAATAGTAAGCCTTTTTTGCTTAGAATTTACTAAGAAATTTGGATTAAATGCAGTAAATGAAAAG